TTGCGTTCCAACGAACAACGTGATATGGCTCGTTCTCAATACCAACAGCAAATGGTTGAATCCAAGGCTGATATTGAAAGGGCGAGAACAATCATAGAACGTGAGCAAAGAGAAAAAGATAGAAAAGCTACTCAACAAAAAGATACAACTAAGAAAAGTTGAGAAGGCTAAACATTCCGTTATTTCTTTGTGGGACAAAACTGACAAACTGGCGAAGGCAGAGTGTAAAAGAACTGTGTTAGCTTTGTGTCAGAAACATAGAAAAGGTTTTTGGATAGTTTGTCATGAGGACGATCTAAAGGATGTAATAAAGGAGATAAAATAATGCCATACGGACCGGGAACATACGGAACTAAAAAAGGAAGACCCCCTAAAAAGAAAAAAGATAAAAAGAAAAAGAAAAAGAAAAAGGGTTAATGGATACAACTAAATTTATTACTTACTTCAAGAATAAAATCAATAGGGAGATTAACAATATCAAGGATGCCTTTGAGCAAGGCAGAATTCCCAAGGAAAATTATGATTCTTCCGTTGGTGAATTAAAGGGTTTACGTCTAGCGAAAAATTTGCTACAAGAGTCCGCAAAGAATATTGAAAATGACGATACCGAAATTTAACTTAGTAGAAGAAAAACTAGAAAAGAAACATCCTAAAGCTGTAGGACACAGAATCCTTATTCAAGTTTTGGATGTTCAAGATAAAACAAAAGGTGGAATTTATCTTCCCGGCAAGGCTGTGGAAGATCATAGAAGTATCGCTTCCATAGGCAAGGTCATACAAATGGGTGATGATGCCTATAGGAGAGAAGACATGACCATCCCCTGGTGCAAAAAGGGAGATCATGTAATGTTCGGTAAGTATGCAGGACACCGTTTCAAGTACGGAAAGTCTGAACTTAGAATAATGAACGATGACGAGATTCTGGCTATAGTGCCAGATATAACAAATATAAGTTAATATATTTGTTTCTTCGTAGCATTCGCTACGCAAATTTAACTACATAACTTTGGAGAAAGACCAATGCAAATCGTACACGATTCATCGGGTAAAAAGAAACCGATGCAAGTCGTGGATGATGGTAAGGAAACGAAGCTGAAGACATTCAAG